AAAATTGCATTAGAAGCACAAGATTTAAATTACTTACCTAAAACTGGTAGAATACCAGGAGTTTAAGATGTATGGCGGTTTTGATGTATTTAAAGTATATCTGGCAATTAAATTACATTTTACGACCGAAAGTTATGACTACCATAAATATGAAGGACAAGTTAATTGTAAACTAGATACATTTACAAAAAGAAATGATAGATATTTTTTTCACAAGCTTAGCACCAGATACAGTAAAGATGATATACTGGACTTTTTTGTTTCTAATTTTCTTATTGATAGTAATAAATGGATAGGTAATTTAACACGTAATGATGGTAAAGATGTTTACTTGGATTGGAAAAAGCGTAAAGAGTCTTTTGAGTATTATTTTAGAAATGATTGTGTATCTATTCTTAATGACTTCAATGCTCGTAATCTTTCTTTTGATGATGGCTTTCATGTATCTTCTGGACAACATCCTAGATTTTTACAATTGGTTCTCTCAAAAAAAATATCATACGAGACTGCTGTCGTTTTTAATAATACCATACAATATAGTAATCAGTGGGATAGACAAATTAATGAAAAAGTGGTATGGCCTGTTCAATCACAAAGACTAAAAAAATATAAGGCGTTTGTAAAGTATAATGAAACAGCAATTAAAATAATCTTAAAAGAAATATTTTTAAAATGATTTTTAATATTTTTCTGTATGTATTAGCATTTATATGTGCATTTTATATTTTAGGTCAGAGTCAAAATAAAATTATAAGAATTATTGTATTATTATTAATAACTTTTATGGCAATTAAATTACTATGATAAAAAGAGTTTTTTGTATTGGCAACGGCCAGAGTAGAAAAAATTACAATTTAGAAAAGTTAAGACCTTTTGGTAAAATATATGGTTGCAATGCACTTTATAGAGATTTTACGCCAGATGTATTAGTTGCAGTTGACCACGGTATTATGCACGAGATATATCATAGTGGTTATTGTGAGAATAAAGAAACTTGGTTTAGAGATTGGAATAAACTACCAGCTTATATGTACGATAGTCTTGTAGAAACAAGTATTAGTATGGACGATTTTAATGAAATTAAAAAATATGATTTAATAAAAGAAAACAAAAGAACAGATCAAACAGAATTTGTTATGCACGGCAGCAATTTAAAAGGTATTGCAGATATATTACATAGAAACAAAGCTAAAATAGAAAAAAAATATATTGATTATAGCAGTTGTTGTATAAGTTGGGTTAGAGATACAGATAAGACATATACTTTAAAAGATATTATGAAAAACGAGCAAGGTAATTCCGTAGATCACGGTTGGGCTTGTGGTGCAACAGCAGGTTATATTGCAATTAAACAACAAAGTCCTACACACGTTTACTTAATTGGCCATGACCTACACTCAAATAATAATAAAGTAAACAATCTATATGCTGGTACGAAGCATTATGTTATACCAGAACACTCACCGACACCTGCGGTAAATTGGATAGACCAATGGAAAACGCTTAGTATATGGAATCCTGAAGTAAAGTTTATAAAGGTTAATGAATACAATGACCAAAGAAATTTAACAGATATGCCAATACAAGAATGGATTGGCCTTAAAAATCTAGTATATACAAGTTTAGATATGCTTGACAAAGAACTTGGATTGTGATATATTAATACTATGTATATTAGAATATTAAACTATTTAATTACTAAATTAGAAAATTTGAGAGATAAAGCTCGTTCTCAACCAAGTAGAATATCGGCTAAAGAATGGGCAAGGCAACATAAAGAGTGGAGAGAAAGAAATAAGTCTTATAAATAGAACTGATAGCGATTATACAGCTAACACAAATACAAACATACGGAGAATATATGAACTTTGAATCATTAAAATCAAGTCATTCTAACTTTGATAAACTTACCAAAGCACTAGAAGCAAGTCTAAATTTAGAAGAAAAATCAACATCAAAAGACAAATACACAGACGAAAGAATCTGGAAACCAGAACTAGATAAAACAGGTAATGGTTATGCAGTTATTCGTTTTTTACCTGCAAGTGAGTCTGAAGATATGCCGTGGATAAGAGTGTGGTCACACGCATTTCAAGGACCAGGCGGCTGGTATATTGAAAACTCTCTTACTACATTAAATCAAAAAGATCCTGTAAGTGAAGAAAATACAAGATTGTGGAATACAGGTGTTGAATCTGATAAAGAGATTGCAAGAAAAAGAAAAAGAAAATTATCTTATTACTCAAATATTTTGGTTGTAAGTGACCCTAAACATCCTGAAAACGAAGGCAAGGTGTTTATATTTAAATATGGTAAAAAGATATTTGATAAAATTACAGAAGCAATGCAACCAGCATTTGAAGATGAGAAGCCAATTAATCCATTTGATTTTTGGAAAGGTGCAAACTTTAAACTAAAAATACGTAAAGTAGATGGTTATTGGAACTATGATAAATCTGAATTTGATCCTGTTGCACAAATTGCTGAAAGTGACGAAAAGATAAAAGCAATTTGGAGTAAGCAATATGCTCTAACGCCTTTCTTAGCCGCAAGTAATTTTAAGCCCTATGATGAACTCAAAGAGAAACTGAATAGGATAATTACAGGCTCAAGGAACGCTGATACCGTAGAAGACGTTGACCTCCCTCCAACAAAAAAGAACGGTACAGTAAAAAGTAACAAATCTTCCTCTGCTAGTGATGATGACGATACGTTGTCTTACTTTAGTAAATTAGCTGACGAGGATTAATCTCTCACTACTTGGCGGTGGCTAGAAATGGCCACCGTTTAAATCATTACTGGATTTAAATTTATATAAGTCTTATCTGGATTAACTGTTTCTATTGATACGACCTGTGTTGTAGAACTATTATTAATATTATTTGTTGGTGCCACGATTGCATTATTATTAGATGTTGTAGGTTTAATTCTTTGTTGATCCATAAATCGTTCATTTACACTAGCAAATTCAGAAGCCAACGGCATATCGTTATCTCTATCTCTTTTTCTTCTTAAAAAAGCTTCCTTACCTGCGTCATCTACATCTTTATCAACTACGGCTGATGTTATAACTTGACCTGTTTTTTTACCTATTTTACTTCCTAAAAAATATCCAGCAGCACCACCTAATAAACCACCTACAAGTGTACCTACAATAGGTACAGCAGAACCTACAACAGCACCTAGTTTTGCGCCTGCAACTGCTCCTGCTACACCGCCGCCAGCTTCGCCTACTGCTCCACCTTTTTCTATTTTTGCTTGACTTTCGGTTATTTCACCAGCGTCTTTTCGTTTATTAATGTCTTCAAAATCCTGAGCAGCACCAAAAACAGCTGTGCCTGCTGCTAAAATTCCAGCACCTCTTACAGGAAATTTACCAGGTTTTCCTTGCATATTGGCCGCTGCGCCTTTACCAAATAATGATTTTACGCCTAGTAAATTACCTAAACCTGATAATACATTTAATAAACCTAGTTTTGCCAACATAGCCAAAAATCCTGCTCTCAATACAGCAACCACTAACAATAGTGGTTTTAAAAGTTTATCACCTAACAATGATAAACCAGTACCAAATCCTGAAGTAAAACGATTAAATACAGGTCTTAATAAATTACCCATACCTTTTGTAATAGCTCCTGATAAACCAAATGTTAACATATTAAGTTGGCCCATCATTTGTCTGCCAGCTTCTATTGGAGACATGGCCGTTTGATACATAGCGCCCATACCCATTTGCACCATTTCAGGCCCTCTTTCACCTCTAAAAAAGCCACCTACGCCTTGTGCTGCTCCTGTAAATTTCTCTCTTAATGTTTTAGGTCTATTAGGATCATCATACCCTACACCGATTTTTCTAGCTTCTAATTTTTTAGCCCTATCATCTAAAACTTTTAAATCAGCTTTAAATTTATCACTATCAAGTTGCCCTTTTTCAAAATCTTTTTGTAATTTTAATCTATCACTACGTAATTCATTAACTTGATTTTGTATATCATAAATTTCTTGTAATCGTTCTTTTTGATTTAAAACTTGAATATTGCCTTTATCATCTGTCTTGTAATTAACGCCTTCTTGTTGTAATAATGCTTGTTCTGAAGCAATAATTTCTTGTCTTTTTTGTTCATTTTTTTCCATATTATCTACAACTTTATTTAACTTTTCAATATTTAAACCAAAAGTTTTTAAAAATAAAAATAAAGAGAAACCAAATTTTTCTTGCAAACTTTTTAATTTTTCAAATGCTAATATTTTGTCACCAGGAGTATCTGACTCTAATTTTGTTATTAATTCAATAATTTCTTTTTTAAAATTAGGCCTCATACTGTCGACCATACCTGTCATAGATTTGTCCACACCTTCATAAGCTGATTGCATTGATTTTGCTAAATTTTCTAATATTCTTTTAGCTTCTGTTGATCCTAAATTCTCATCAGTTTTTTTCATTTCTGTGATTATTTTTGATAATGCTGACATTTATTAACCTATTTGATCGTCTATTTTAATTTTTTGTTTTACTGTTGTTTGTATATTTTGAGCTACAATTCTTTTATCTTCAATTTTTTCTTGTGATCTACCATAAGAAGTAATGCCTAATACCGCACCCATTGCAATATGAAAGAAACCTGCACCGTATAATGTTATGGGATTCCATTGTGTTAACACTACTTGATTTAAATAAATTGTTTGTGCCATATTCCATAATACAGGAAATAATATAAAATCGCATATACATACAATCAGATACAACCAACCCATAGCAGGCCGCCAGTTGGTTCTCCAAGGACTTTCTTTATGTTCGCAACTCATTGACTTTCCCTTCTTCTTTTCTCGTTTTCTTCTTTTAAGTAATCAATTAACATCT